TCTCTCTATCCTAACATTATACTCAGCGATAATCTCTCTTACGAGACTAAGCGTGACGGGCCGGGTCCGGGCATCAAAAGTCTAGGCAACGGCACACACTGGGACCAAACTAAGAAGGGTTTACTTCCATCCATTGTAGAGGAGATGCTTGAACTTAGAAAGGTCTACAAGAAGAAGATGAAAGAGGCTACAACCGATGAAGAAAGATTAGGCTACAACATGCTTCAAACTGCTGCAAAGGTCGCAGTTAACGCTCTCTATGGAATGACTGGAATGAAAGCACTACAAGGTATGTGGATTGATAATGATATAGCCTCATCAATCACCTTCCGTGCTCGTGAAGCCATTAGACATCTAATGAGTGAGAGCGAGGAAATGGGTTACACCTCTCTTTTCGGTCACACTGATTCAGCGTTTATTCAAGTTCCATTTGATGAGGCTGAGGCACTTGCTCAGCATCTCACAGATACGGCTCGGACTAAACTAGACCTCTCTCACATGGATGTAGAGTTAGAGGCTTACTTTGATTATTGGACTACTGCTCCTGTAAAGAACAGATACTTTGGTTATAAGTCATGGCCTCCCAGTGAAAAAGGACAGTTAAAAATATCAGGCTATGAAATGAAAGCCTCTAGTTCAGCACCCATCACTAAGCAAATACAAGAGACTGCTATGAGATTGATAGGTCACGGCTCCGAGGAAGATGAAGTTACAAACACACTTAGAGAGATTTCTTTGTCTGTAAAAAATGGAAATGTGCCTATCAGTCACATAGTGTCATCTACTAGATTGACAAAAGACCCTAATAAGTATGAGAAACCCACCAATGGCGCTAGGGCTGCTATGTATTACAATCAACATGTCAAAGGTGAAAAGTGGAGAAAGGGAGACAGTGTCACGTGGACTTATGTTAAAGGAGTCAAAGAAGGCACTCCTGACTTTTACACACTTGACGGTCAAGATATTCCTGTGAAGTATGTAGCGTTTAGAGACGCTGAAGAATTAGACAATTTCATTATTGACTGGGATAAGGTGCTTAGCACTTTGGTCAAAGCAAAACTGAAGCGGCTATACGAAAGCGTGGGCTGGGATATGGCGGCAGCAGCAGGGGATGTAGTTCCCAATTTATATTGGTGATAATATGAGTAAAATAGAAGATGAAGTATGTAAGAAAATTAAGACTCGCTCTGAAGTAGGTAAGAAGAAATATGGTGTGACTATGGAGGAAGAAGTTCTATCTATCCACGAGTGGCTCATACACTTACAAGAGGAGTTGATGGATGCGGCAGTATATGTCGAGAAATTATTGGAGATGGTAGAATGAAGTATAGATTACATGTAGGACCACACAAGCACGTTGATTTAGAGAAATTAATTGGTAGCATAATTTGGTATCAAGTTATAGATGTTAACGGATTAGCAGGTGTAGAAAAGGGAGATATGATTAGGAACGTAATGAGAGGTTGGGAAGTTTATTATCAACTGACTGACCCCACACCTAGAGCAGTATTTCCTAGAAGAAGTCACATAGAAAGGTTAGGTGAAGAAGAAGAATGAGATATAATCCAAATCCTGAAGGAGGTAATAATGAGCGTGAGGGTTACCCTCATGAGTGGTTAATTGATTCTTATAATAAAAGCACTTATGCTTGGAATCCTGATATGAAAGATAAGATTCTAAGAGTTACTAAGTCATCATCAGGAACTTTCAAGACTTGTCCTCAACAGTATTACTACTCCAATATTCTTGGTCTAAGAGGTGAAGAACAGGATTACCATATACGTGGCTCCAACATTCATGATGCAGTAGAGTATTGGTGGAAGGCTATGGAAGATGTCGTGACTGAAGTTTATGATTTAATTCAAGCAGGTCAAAAAGATATGGCTCTTAACAAATGTATAGAGGTATTACCTACTCCACCTGAACCTTACATCTATGGTGAGCCTGAGCAGTTGAGACTGTATGTAAAATGGCAATTTGAAAGACTATGTAATTGTGAGGCTAATGAGATAAAAGACTGGTTCCCTGTTGGTAACGAGGCTGAGATTCACGCTACTAGAGTAGTTACTGCTAGTGATGGCACTGAGGTGGTTATACACATGAAAGGCTACATAGACCGCATGTTCATTGATGATGATAAGCAAGGTATCATTTTAATGGAATTAAAAACTGGTAAATGGACTAAATACAAACCATCGCAGATGAGGTCTGAGATGCAGTTTTATCGTATGATGTTAGAACATAGCCCTCATATGGAGTTCTTACCTGTGGTGGGCTGGGGGTGGCAATTTCCCGGTGGCGGTATCAATGGTGGGGATGGTCCTGTATGGGACTATGAATCAGTCAAAGGCCCCGGTGGTCGTTATGCTCCAAAGACAATAGAGAAACGCCTTACGGCTTTAGTGGATGCTCACTTAAAGGGAGACTTTCCTGCTGAGAAAGGTGTACTGTGTGGTTGGTGTGATTTTATGGAGAGGTGTCCTGCTTGGATGGGCGAATATGCTTTAGAGGTGTAATAAAATGAATAGAGAAACATTGAGAAATAAGTTGAATGAAGTAGAGCAAACTGTAAAATGGAAAAGACCTGATGACACTATGAGATTTAGATACGGGTTACCTAAGGATGACGTAGTTGTTTATGCAAGGTCAGTTAAGCAATTAACACTAGATGAATGGTTCGATTTGGAGAATCAGACTCCATCGAAAAAAGTAACATTAGATAATTGGTTTGATTTAGATAATCAAACTACATCGAAGAATATTTGGGATTTTGATATTACTATACATACGTCTGTTTTAATAAAAAATACCACTGATGAAGTTGTCAATTTGGTTCTTAAAGAATTACCAGCGTGATTTGTATGTCGTTTGTTTCCTTAGATTTCCCACGTGAGGTGTTGGAAATAGGGTCAAACGGCTCACAGGGTGGACGCTTCATAGTAAGAAGTTGGGATGAATTAGAGAGATACTGGAAAGGTAAGAATGGTAGCGGTAACGCATATTTTACTGCCTATGGTTATCGTGCTACTAAGCCACCGAGAAATCATCGTGTCAACTATGACACCCCAGTGATTCATCACTTCATAATGGACTTTGACTGCAAGGATTTCAAGCAACGTGGTGCTGATGTGGAGTTCTCCTATATGCAAGAGCAGGTTAAAAGGCTGCATCGTTTTTTACTAAGTAAGGATTACAGACATTTTATTTGGTTCAGTGGTGGTGGTTTTCACATTTGGATTCCGCTATCTCAAACATATATGCCTTCAACCCCTCAAGAAGTAAGTCGCATCAAAGAAGGTGGTCGTAACTTACTAACTCAATGGCATAAGAAACTAGACTTAGGTTGTAATGACCCAGCGGTAGCATTCGATACTAGTGGTATGATTCGTATACCAAACTCATACAATTCTAGGAGGGGTTGTTGGAGTATACCGTTGATGAGTAAAGAAGTTCTTGAGTTAAACCAAGATGGGTTAATGGAATTAGCACAAGAGGCTAGAGTCGGCTACATAGAACACGGCACAGTAAATGTTGAAATCAAATTACCCGATAGAAAAAACAATTTCAAAAGAAAGGTTGAGAGAGTAGAGCATCTACCTGACGTAACACTAGATGACATTGTAGTTCTGCCCTGCTTAGCGCAGTCTGCATTAGGTCACGGCAATCCTATTCATAAGGCTAGGTTCCATCTAGCATCTTATCTAGCAGCACGTTTTCGCTGGTTCTTTCCTCCTGAAGCAGTAGATGAAAAAATAAAAGCAGAACACGTCAATCGTATCTGTAATATCATAGAAAATCAGGATTGGGTAGATTATGATTCAGATATTACTAGAGGTCATGTTGAAAGCATAGTAATTGGTAGCGGCTCTAATAACGGATATGCTGCATCCTCTTGTCGTAAACTAGAGTATGATGGTTTATGCACGGGAAGATGTAGATATTACGATGGTAGTATTGAGGAGATGGAATAATGCCTAGAATGAAATGTTATTTTTGTGATGATTTTATTACAGTTAAACCTCAAGTTTTGAAAGTAAAAGGTGTCTATCCCATGTGTATGACTTGTAAGGAAGAAAGCCCAAAAGACGAATGGAGATGTAACGCTAGTGTAAGATATGGTAAAAACGATAATGGGGGAAAAAGAATAGAAGGCGCTAGATGTAGACATTGGATTAGTAAAGTTGGAGACAAATACTGCACCTATCATAAAAGGAAGTTAGAAAGATGAAGCCCGACCTAATCATAGACAGTAATGAAAGGGGTCCTTTGTGTGACTCCATATTGAGAAAGGCACAGAAATCAGGATTAGCAGTTGTTAGACAAGCCTTAGTCGTGGGCGATTATTTACTTGGTAATGCTTGTGTTGAGGCTAAGAGTATTAGTGACTTATTTCAGTCTAGTCATAGTGGTCACCTATGGAGACAGTTAGAGAACATGGATGCAAACTATGAGCGCTTCTTCCTTCTTGTGCATGGTAGTGTAGCGAAGCACGTAGCCATCGCTAAAAATAATGGCAAGCGTCTAACACACACTAGAGTGCAGAATGAACTCACTGGGACTATTGCTCGTATTATGGCAGACTTTGATTGTCAAGTATTCTATACTCCCAATGTCAGTGAGGCGGCACTGTTTGTGACCAAGTTGCACGATAAGTTACACAAGCCAGCCAGTAGCCACGGTGCTAAGGCTGTAAGGAGAGTATCTACTAATGATGTTCGTAAGGATGTTTTACTCACCATACCGGGTATAGGTCCTGACTTAGTCAATCGTTTACTAGACAAGTGTGGTAACATAGAGGAGATGATGTTCCCTGAATCTCTCAAGCAGGTGAAAGGGTTAGGCGAGCAACGTAGAAGAATGATAGTTGATGTTCTGACTAGTGAGGACCCGGTGCATATTGAGAGAACGGTAAGACGTTAGATAGTCACCCCAAATACTACTTAAAGCAGCATCAATATTGTAAGTGTTGTATAGGTTGTATAGCCTTTAGTTTAGTTTAAGTATAGGTAGCCTCTCAGGTAGAATTATGCGAAAAGCGATTGAATATCAAGCAGTAGATAAGTTCGATTTCTTCAAGGGCTATGTTAACGAGTTCGGGAGAGTCAGCATAGACAATGACATACCAGCGATGCTATCCTTTTTCTTTATACAAGGACAGGTAGCAGCACCATACGTAAGAATACCGTGGGACTCTACACATTTAGACCCTAGAGTTCATGCCTTTTGGATTCAGCCATCTAGGACTGGGAAATCTATTGCATGGGAGTTTGTAGGAGACGTGCTCAAGGACTGTGGTTTAGCAAGTGATGCTTATACTACTGGGTCAGATGCTGGTTTAGTAGGAGGCGTTACCACCGAGACAGTTGTGAATGAAGATGGTAAGAAAGAGCAGGTGCAAGTTCAAACTGACGGTATGTTGGGGGGACAAAAAGCATTAAACTTTGATGAGGGGTCAATCATTCTTAACCCCGGTAAACACAGTCAAGAGACTGTTCTCTATCTACAATCAGCATGTAACCCAATAGGTAGCAATAGTAACATACTAGTCAAGCATTTGAGTGGTAGGAGGATAGAGACTGAATCATTAGCGTCTTTATGGATTACCACTTATCCACCTAAAGGTGTCAAAGAGTATGTTTTGACTAAGGGTATCTTCCAACGTGTTCTGCTTTACTGGTCGCATTGGGACATGGATAGAAGGCAACAGGTATCTCAAATACGTATGAATCGAGCCTATACAAAAGGCACTAGTGGTAAAGTATCATACGAAGATATTGTAGATTACTTTACAACTCTTGAGAAAAGACTACGTGACCGTGTATTGAATCTTACTGAGACTACATTCACCGAGTGGAATGAGATGACTAGAGAGGAGCAAGAAGATGCTGTGCAATCTATAATGCACGAGATGTTCACAGTAGATGAATCATTTTACGCTGCCACTTACGATGTTGTTGAAGATTTTTACAGTTTACTAAAGGACTTGAACTTTGCTATCGCTGATGTAGTAGCGTCATTCGTTCCTGCTATGGAGAATTACTCAGTCATCCTCGCTACACACATAGCGATGATGGATGACTCATGGGTAGTTACGGGCGAGCATCTTGACATGGCAAAGGACATTCTATATGACTTATTCAAGAATCTAATCCAATGGTTAGAGGGAGAAGTCGAGGTCGGTGCAAAGAAGATAGAGAAGGAGCAACACAGGAAGGACTGGCTTGCTGCATTTAATGTGGTATCTTCTATCGAACTAGATAAACGTGGTGACGGATGGAGGAAAAAAGCAGCAGTCATCCAGCAGTATTGTCAAAATCATCATATTACTAAAGCCACAGGGTTCAAGAAGTTTAACGATTGGGCAGCACATATGTTTAACGCAGCAAAGGATGGTGCTGTTGTTTACATTCGTTTGAAGGAGGCTGAAGCATGAGTAAAGTAATGGCATTAGATATTGAGACTGGTAACTATTCGTATGAGATAGGCGGGTGGGATAAGCATTCCTTGTTTGAACCCACGGTGGTTGCTACATGGGATGGTGACAACGGTCATGTATTCAGCAAGCAGGACATAGAGATGACTACCGCTGAGGTGCATGAGTTGCACCCACGCACACTAGGCGACCATTTACAAAAGCACATAGACAACGGTGGGGTGATACTAGGTCATAATATCAAAAAGTTCGATTTACCTGTGTTAAACGCAGCGCTAGACTGTTGGACTGCTGGCGACTTGATGACTAAAGCAGAGAGTGTCATTGATACTAAACTTCTCATCAGTAAGGCCGGTGGTAAAGACATCGCTACTAGCCTAGAGATGTTGGCTCGTAATACACTAGACATTGGTAAGAGCATGACCAGTCACGATGCACCTGAAGCATGGCGTGCTGGACGTTATTTAGAAGTGGCAGAATACTGCCTAAAAGATTCTCAATTGACTTACGATTTGTATAACTATGGCCGTGAAAATGGTATAGTAAAAAGTCGCTCATTAGAAGATGGGTCAATTGTTGAAATAGAGGTGAACTGGGAATGAGTGAAAATAAAAATCACAATGCACAAAGAATGAATATAGAAGCAGTTAAGCGAATAGTTAGCACAGTTCGCACTACGTTAGGCCCTATGGGTATGGATAAAATGATGGTAGATGGTGGAGGTAACGTCATCGTTACTAATGACGGTGCTACTATTTTACGTGAGTTAGATAGTGCTCATCCTGCTGCTAAGATGATAGTCGAGGTATCAAAAGTGCAGGAGACTAATTGTTATGATGGAACTACAAGCAGTGTCGTTATAGCAGGTCAGTTGCTAAGCAACGCTGAGACATTGTTTGACAAGGGTCTTCATCCAAATGTAGTAAACAAAGGTTACAGTAAAGCAAGGGACATGGTGCAAGAAATGCTACCTAATCTAACGATAGACAATTACAATCTATTGCTAGGACTGCTATTACTGGTAAATCTTTAGAGACAGCAGACAAAAAGGTCGCTCAATTATGTGTAGACACAATCAAAGCAGTTGGAGATGCTTCTGATGTGCGTGTTTTAGCAGCGCCCGGTGGCTCACTGAACGACTCTTACTTGTTTGAAGGAGTAGTCCTAAACAAAGATGTAGTTACTACTGACGGAGAGTTTGATGGTGAGACTTGTCCTGTATTATTAGTGAACAGTGGACTAGAGGAGCAAAAGCAAGATGGTAACGTTCAGGTTCAAGTTGATGCTGCTTCTTATAGCACAGTAAAGAACGCAGGTAGAGAGCAACTCTTAGATGCTGCTAAGCACATAGTAGAAAGTGGCGCTAAGATTGTTCTAGTAAGGGATGGTGTGCATGATACAGTTATACAGTATCTAAGGAAGCGCAACATATTCGTGGTTAGAAGGGTGCCTGATAGCACGATGAAAAGATTAAGTAATGAGTTTGGAATCAAACCATATCATATTCCTGAAAAAGACATGAAAGTATGTTATGCTGTTGTTGAACGTAAGAAATATAACGATGTTGACTATCTATTTGTAAATAACAACTTTGCATCTAGTGAAGCAACTTTAATTCTATTTGGTGCTACTCAATCAACTCTTGACGAAGTGCAACGTGGCTTTGATGATGCTCTAGGTGTAGTCTCATTAGTTGCTAACGGTGACTCTATTTGTTACGGTGGAGGTGCTACATATGTGGCTCTAGCCTCACACCTACGTGCTAACGCTAGTGAGGTAGGGGGACGTGCTCAAATGGCAATAGAAGCATTTGCTGATGCACTAGAGTCAATACCCGGCACTATCGCTGAAAATGCAGGTCACGATGCACTAGACACTGTCTTAGCCATGCGACACTCAGGTCTACCATTTGGCCCTGATGTTGAAGCAGGTGGTATTAGAGACATGGATGACGCACAAGTATACGAGCCCATGTCGCTCATTCAAAGTGCTATTACCAGCGCAACTGAAGTCACTACTGCTATACTCAGAATAGATGACATTATCGGTAGACGTGGTGAGTGATGGGTAGACTACTAGACAAGATGAAAGTCAAGTGTCGCAAATGCGGTCACCAGCACATACCTAGAAGGTTACAGGCACGCTTTCTTGATGGTAACAAGGAGCGCCTAAGCCTGTGGTGCTGCAAGGAATGCGGTCACCTTTGGCAAGATAGTGTGTTTAAGCAACAATCATAGCCCTACTACATCTATTATTACATTTCTATTAACAGTGATATTAGCGGCTACGCCATCAGATACTTCACACGATATTTGATAAACACCCGAATTTGGCGGGTCAAGAGCATTTGCCGGTATTACACCTGTTATGGTTAGAGTGTCATATCGAGTAGCGTTAGTAGTTCCTGCTGAAGCAATAGAAAGTGCATTATTTGGGTCATCAACCTCCGTAACTTGCCAAGTAAATGTATAACTACCACTACCACCTGATGCTGTTGCTAGAATGTCTATGTCACCAGCGCTTGAAGTAGCAGTTCCTGAACCAGCAGAGGCAGCGATATTAAGAGCGTCTGTCCCACTAATACTCACAGCAAATGGCGTAGAAGAACCTTGTTGAGCGCAACCCATTAGAGCAATATACATATCAACCAACTACCATCCAGTTGTTAGAGCCAATAGCAATACAAGTAGCCGCTTTGAATGTTCCTAATGTGAAATCTGATGCTGCGCCATTGATGTTTCTACTATTGCGACCAATAGTAATATCACCACCTGTTGTATTCAAAATAGCATAATGTTCACCAGCAGTAGAAGTAGAAGGAAGTGTTACGTTTCCTGCGCATATATTGTATCTACCTGCGTGTGCGGCTTCAGTTAAAGTAGTGCTTGCTGATACCGATACAGTAAGCAATCTTGTATTTCTAAATGTACCACCTGTTTCCATGTCAAGCATAGCAGTAGGGCTATTATGACCTATTGCTACTCTGTCGTTAGCGGCATCGGTGAATAATAGGTATTGCTCAGTATCTCCTTCAACTCTAAAGTTAATATCGGCTCTACCTCCGTCATTTACCGCTACTTCACCGTCACCGGCTGAACTACCTGTTATAGCAAGGACTTGATATTGCCCACCTTTATGACCTGTAAAGAATAAGATTTCCCCTGCTTCTGCGGTATCAGAAACATCGAGCATTTGCCCTAAAATATAACCATAGAGATGATTGCCCCCTGCGTCATTTTCTCCTTCAAATCTAATTAATCCTATATCGTCAGATGCGGCAGGAGAAGCAGTATTTTTCATAAAACGAAGTACCGCTTCTTGAGCATCTGCATTTGTGTTTTCTAATCTTATTTCAGGTTGTTGAGTTAAAGCAGAGCGTATGTGTAATTGAGCCGCAGGTGCGGTAATACCACCTATCCCAACCCGACCATCATCACCACTAATCCTCATTACTTCTGTATTTGCAGAACCTCCATCATTTACTTGAAATATAATATCTTTATCTTGTGTCACATTTTCAATAATTACATCATCAGAAGAAGTAGACATTTTCAAGTCGGTGCCTACTGTAACGCCTGATGACAACGTCAATGTTGCCTCCCCTTCGACTGCCGCAATAGCGTTAGCATCCGTGTATACATTAGCACCCGTAGCGACACCGTCTAGTTTTGTTTTATCAGCGCCAGTCATCAAACCTGAATTACCACCAGCAGCCACCTCAGTAATAACTGCATCAGTTCCAGTGCTGCTAGTTACAGTGCGACTGCTCGCTGTATAACCTAGATTAGTAGCAGGTGCTGCTGATGCTGCGCCTGAAGCATCTACATATCCAGCATCATTAGTTAATTCACTTACATTGTCACCATTAATCAACACCTTCTTTTCAGTTCCAGCATCGTTAGTGAACATAGGTCTATTGGGTGCATCACTTTTTACCCAATACAGTCCTTTACCTGCTGCTGAAGTATGACCAGTTGCAGCAGTATCTGCTTTTTCATCAACAACTAAACCCGTAGGGTCAATCAAACCAGTAACAGTTAACTTACCATCAACTGTCAAAACGTTACTAGAAGTATTAAATGATAAAGCAGTATCGCTAGTAAACCCACCACTACCGTCAGATAACTGCACTAATCCACTGGTTCCACTGGATGTTGTAGCGATAGTGCTACTGAATAACACAGTTTTCCAATTAGCCCCATCATAAACAAACATAACAGCACTACCCGCCGCTATTCCTACATTGGCTCCACTGCTATCGAAGGTTACTGTGCTACCGCTAGGCACTGACACAAATACTTGATGTCCCGGTGGAAATGTCCCACTAGGATTCAAATTAATTGCTGAACCCGCTGTAACTACAAATACTTGGTCGCTATCAAACGTAAATGTTTGATTACTACTAGTGCTAAGAACGTTGACATTAGTAGGTCCTAATAAGTGAGTGTGTCTATTACTAGCGTCTTTTCTAGTGTAGTAAAGCATTGACTCATTACTAGAATTAAATGATTGCCAAATTACACCGTTGTCTCCAAAGTTACCATGTTGACCACTACCGTGAACTTGAGACAGTGCTGTATGAGCGTTAATCCCAGTGGTTGATGTTTTGTTGCCATCCCGCACAGGTGACAAATATAGGGGACTGGGTCTTACAAACACACGCTTGTCATTGTATTCAGATAGCGATTGAATGTTTAAATCACCCACTGTGGACCCAGTGACCCTTGTTGCTCTTACTGTGCCTAATACAACAGACTGTCTGTTATCACCAGTGCCACCACCAGTCTTGAGATAAGAAGCAGCAGTGCCTGTTATTGAAGCATAAGCGCCTGATGCTGTGGTAATTGGTGTGGTTTGAGTAACCTTTAGACCTTCAGCAGTAGCAACAACTACAAAGATACACTCTTGATTAGTATTTAGGGCTGTAAAAGTGCCTAATTTTTGTGAAGTGCTAGATGTTAATGTAACAGTAATATCACTACCACCACCTATGGCGTAAAGCACACCATCTAAAATTACATCACATGCTTTAACTATGAATTGATTTGCTGCTGAACCTGCACTTATTGCACCCGGTAAATCAGGAGGGTCATTTCTATCACTGTCGCTATAAGCAGTGTCATGTGGTAACAGAATGCCATTTCCATGCACACCCTCATATAAGTTAGTTAGAGACGGGGATAGGATATGGTCACCGTCTGTCAATCCGTCATTAGTTCCATCTGTGTGGCCTGATATTGGGTTATTAGTAGTCATTATTTCACCTCAATTAATACTTGAATCCTTACTTCATTGGAAGTAGTTTTATTGATTGGTAATATGGTATGTCTAGCAACTGGAGTAAAAGATGATGTGCCTCTAAACTGTATATAGACCTCTTTGATTGTATCAGTAAATGACTCAGTCGCAGGTATAAAGCCCTCTACTAAAATAGTGCTATCATCAATTATTCTAACTGTGGGATTAATTGTTAAAGCAGGTCTACCGGCGGAGCCATCTGATGCCGTAGAAGGAGTGCCATCAAAACCAACCACCATCTCATTGATGTTACTAACTAAGGTATCTAGTAAAGTTCTTTTTATGTGGTCACTTACTGGCATTTTATCTACTCCTAATTATTGGTGTATTTTTACTTCCGCCTATTGTTTCTTGGCTGCTAGTTCCGCCTATGACACCCCTGTTCATGGCTTTTCCTATAATAAAGCCGGAATCCCCATGCCCTTGAATTGTAATAATCGGGATAGTAACAATTTTTATCTCTCCGAATAATGAAAAGTTAGTTTCAGTTATCTGCTCAACTACATTAGGTCTACTACCAGCGCTTTGAGCACCCTCAGATATTCCTAGAAGAACGCCTTCAATACCCGTATCTAAAGTTAAAAACATAAGACTGGCTGTATTTTCTACTAGATTATGTTTAACTTCTACTAAAACACGTTTTTCTCCATCATATTCGATAATTTTACCGGGTCTTAAATCCCATGAACTAGGGTGACCGTTGCTAGTTTTACTTCCCTTTAGTAAATTGTTAGCCTTGAGAATATTGTTAGCCACCATTCTAGCCTGTTGATTACTTCCGACAGTAAAATCTTCAACAATTTGCGGTTCTTGTATGACTTCTGCACCACGTCCACTTTGACGCTCACCATCATTTACTTCAGCACGTGCTTGCTCATTTACTGCTAATGGTTTACCCTGCACTATTATTCTGTTACTTGTATTGTCAACTGGATTGGATGAAGCAGTTCCAGTTCTTATCGCACTATCTACAAAACGCCCAGCCTCAGCAAAGTTAAAAGGCACATAAAGTAAACTTCCAAATCTTTCAAAATAACTTATGTGATTATCATGTCTTCCTAAAAATCTCAATGCCGTAATTAGATTAACACCGTAAAAATCAGCGGCTACAAATTTAGTGCTGAAACTTCTACGTTCATTACTTGAATTGGATGGAGTGATAGGTAAAGCCGTATTAATAGAAGTTAAATCTCCTGCCACTTCATTACCCAATCTGATAGCCATGTCAGTGGTTCTAAGACCAACATCAACTGGCTGAGCAGCATATGCTTTTGTAGAATTAAATCCTAACTCACTAAGAGTAAATCCGTTTAGATTTCTTACAGCAAATGTTGAACCTTCATTTCCACTAGAAGTGCTACCTAAAGACAGCCTTTCAGTTTGCGTGTTTATAGAATATAATAAAGGTGGAGTATTTGAAGCAGCATCACTTCCTTCTAGTTTTGAGTCCATGTAATATATCGCAGTGGTAGAGTTGTGTCCTGCTGTCGGTGTATGTGTTAAAACTACACTATCCTCTCGCTCATCAATACTATATGAATGAGTAGAGGCTATACCATAAGTTGCTGCTTTGCGTTTTCTCAACGTGACTTTTGATTTACTAGGACCCTGCTTTGTTATCTCTCCCAAGTGTAAAGCGTTGTCAACAAATACAGGTTTCCTTGTGTGTTTCATGATGACATTGTTGTCAGTAGTTGTGCGCTGTTGTGCTAAGTAAGGCATCACGCATCACCACTGTGGTCAGATGTATTGTATGTAACATCCTTTTTATGTCCTTTTGAATGTAAGGACTGACTGAATCGGGGCTTTACTGAGTAATCTTTACCGGTTCCCGTGCGTCTAGGTGCATCGCTTCTATAATGCTGTAAAGTGTTTTCAGTAATAATCAACCTAGTAACTGTGGTCTTGAGGGTGTCTTTGTCAAACGTAGTCATACCAGCACCCGGCAACTTAGGACCTTTAGACACAGGCACTGTATCGCTACTACTCTCCATTAAGAAGACTGGTTGGTATGGTGCATTTGCGTTAGGTATGGATGAACGCATGTAAGAAGTGGCACCCCCGTTAGTTGATTCGTAAGTAAATAGACCATACTTACCACCTGATGTGGCTGCGTAGTATGTATTGCCGTCTTGAGGTGTGCTACCCGCTACATTTCTATCAGACCTAAAGACTTCAATGTGTTTGTTGTCTAATAATCTTACTGGTCTTACCATAAAGCGCACTGTCGTATCTACTAAATTATGAGGATTTGAGGTGCTGGTAGAAGTTTGATATGGGTTGCTTGTAGTCCCTGAACCACTTCTACCCCAACCTGTATCATCAAATGGATTTACGAATGAACGTGCTTCAAGGATGTAACTACCGCCCATCGCTTTGATATTACTAGTGTGTGTAAATCTCATAACACCGCCATGAGGTTGTGCATTGAAAGAGAGTGATGTTAAATCATAATCAGCAAGAGTCTGTGACGCTGACTGCATACCACCTTCCAAGACAACTCTTTGACCTACACCCGTGTCTGAGTGTAGACTGTGCGCTTCAGTATTAACTGCTACCATATCAGTGCTTATTCCCGTAGAACGTGATTCTCTGTTCTCAGCATCAATACCTATTCTAGGACTAGACCTTGAAATAGGTTCAACATGAACGGATGCTCCACTAATGCTCTCTACACGTTCACTAACCGCTGCTTCAGGCTTTAATAGCCCATCTTCTGCTACATCCAATCTAGCGCTTATTCCACGTTTGACCTCATCAGATTGTAGCGTGTCGTTTCTTGGGCGCATGTAACCTTGACTAAACGTAGGCTCAGCAGTATGGTGTGACAGCACAACACCTGAGCCTTCATAGACATCACTCAATTCAACTAGTATATCTTCATTGAACTGAGTTGGGTATCTGACACCACGCCCTCCTCCCATGTCGCCCACACGCATAGCGTTTGTAGGAGCAAATACATCAACTAAGATGTCGCTATTACCACTGTTAGTGTTATTTAGTCTACCGCCAAAGCGAGGTATGACTGCACTAGGTGAACTCAAAACATCACCGCTACTGTCTGCTATACCTTTGAGGTTAACAATAGGTGAACCATTGTTGTAAAGTCTAGCGTAAGGTGTGCGATTATTAGTTCGGTCATATTCA